TTAATTGTCCCATATTTATAAATTTTCTTTTGTATATACTGGATCATTTTCCGAATCTGTTATAGGATCACCTAATGAATCTAATAAAGGTTGATAATCCCATTGTCCTAATGGTACTAGTGTGTTGTCGTTAAGGGGAACTTGTGTGATGTTTACAAGGGTTTCCCAGGGATATACAGGTACATTAGTTGTTGTTGGTGAACCATTTACGACCCCGTTTATATCCCCTATAGTATCAACCCATGCCGCATCGGTATTCCCATCCGAATGGCCATCCCAAGCATGTGTGTTATTTATATTAATATCCCAAATTAAACCTTTATAATATTGAGCTAATATATACCCCCTACCAATATAAGCAGTATCAATAGATCCTATTTTTGTATAATCACCTGTAGATATTTGACTTATACCATCTACATACACACTAACTATAGATCCTGTTGTTTTTGTAACTACAATATCCACTGGTCTTCCAGATAAATCCGCATAATCTAAAGCAAAATTATTGCTTGCCGACTCAGATATAGTACTCATAAAAACTAATTTATCCCCAGTACCATATAACCTGAATACATCCGAATCATCTGCTGTAGGAGAAAACATCAATAATGTTTGATCTGGCGGTGAGGCTGATTCAGGTAATTGAAGACTAAATGATATTATCTTATCTCCAGTTATATCAGGCATAGAACTTAATTCTACACAATCATCAACCCCATCAAAATCTAAAACCCCAACAATATCGTTAACCGTAAAATCTGCTTTTGTTACAAACCCATATTGATTAAGATAATCTGACCCATAAAGAGATTCTGACCAAGATGGAGTGTCTGCTGAAATATGCACTGAGTTTTCAGTTATATCATGAAGCACTGTACCTGCCCTCTCACAAGTTGGGTAAAAGGAAGTATATTGTACTTCGGTATCACCCCCAGTAAGTATAGATGTTGTAGTAGGACTACCGTTTACAGTACCATTAGATGATCCTATAGTATCTAGCCATGCTGGATCTAAATTACCATCTGGCCTACCTACCCAAGAATTTTGACCCATTATAGACACATCCCAAAGCAAAGAATCATATAATGAGCTTCCTCCATAACCAGCGCCTATTGTAGCTCCTGTAACTATAGTTATATCTCCCCCACCTACACTATCTGCTGTTTGTAATACACCATTTATAGTTAAAGATGTTATAATACTGTTAGTAATAGAAATTTCAAAATCTAATTGTTCTTCTATAATACCAACAGATAAATTATCTATAAAATAAAATCTTTGTTCTTGGTCTGTAGCAACTCTAAATGCTCTATTTACAGTTAGAGAATTATCTATAAAAATACTTAATCTTTCGGCTCCTGAATTTAGAAAATCGAATAATCTCTGCGAACCTGCTGCATTTAAAAAATTATCTCCCCAATATACAGAAAAGTTAAGTACAAATGATCCCGTCAAATCAGGAACTGATGATAGTTGAATATAATCATCTATCCCATCAAAATCTAATAAACCATCTGTTATATTTGTTTTTGGATTAACTCCTATGTCACAAATCCCATTAGCTGGTATTGTATATAAACCATCTACAGGAATAGATATACCTTCAACTGGTCTATATAGTCAAATGTACCTGATGTACGATAGAAGTTTATTTGACCTGAAGTCGCATCTAAATATTGTCCATAATAAACTGTATCCGTACGAGTACCTATTGAGTCTTTTATAACTTGTTCTGTATTGGTATAAGAATAACTATATACACCTGTAGAATCATATTGCCCTGCACCGTATATATAAGTACCATCTCCCCACACTGACTTATAACTAGTATCTGTTTCTTTGCCAGTGTGAAGATAAGTAAGGCTACCAGAGACACCTACTGAAAAACTATATATACCATCAGAAGCAGTAGCACCGTATATATAAGTACCATCTCCCCACACATCTAGACAATTAACACCTGGGTCATTTTGGTCTATATATGTAAGATTACCTGATCCATCTACAGAATAAGTATATATACCTTCTGGACCACAAGCAACATATATGTATGTACCGTCTCCCCATAATTTATTATAAGAACCACTGGCTTGGCTATCTACATCTATATATGTAATATTACCAGAACCGTCAACGGAATAACTATATATACCATCAAAACGAGAAGTACTATATAAATAAGTACCATCGCCCCATATATCAAAGTGATCTCCTCCTGGATCATTTTGATCCTCATGAGTAAGATTTCCAGAACCATCTACTGAAAAACTATGAATCCCGCTAGTACGAGAAGCAGCATATATATAAGTACCATCTCCCCAGACATTTATAAAAATACCGCCAGGATCATTGTTATCTATATATGTAAGATTACCAGAACCATCAATAGAATAACTACGTAACCCTGCGTTACCACAAGCAACATATATATAAGTACCATCTCCCCACACACCTTGATAATCATCACTACCAGGTGTACCTTGGAAATCTTCATCTATATATGTAATATTACCAAGAGCATCTACGGAATAACTACCTAAACCATTAGGGCCTGAGCAAGTATACAAATAATTACCATCGCCCCATACGCTACCGTAATCACCTCCAACTTGATTATTAATGTCAATATATAAATTCTTATGCCAAGAGATAGCAAGATCTTGGACACAGCTAGGTAATCGTATTCCTGAAAATACACTAGTTAAACTTCTTCCAAGAAGCCTTGATATATTTCTACCAAGAAACCTCATTACTGTCTAGTAGCTATTTCTAATGTTCCAGTTACAGAACCAGATAATATTAATCTAAGTTTTGTTCCTTGAGGAATACCTGATATAGCTTCTGCTATAGTTTCTCCAGCAGCTAAAGTATAGGTAAAATCATCTCCACTTGAGTCAGTGGCTTGAATCCAATTAGTTCCACTAACGGACATTTCTACATTTATTGTAGCTACTCCAGACAAATCTGAAGATGGATTACTTACCTCAAAAGACATTCCACCTGAATAACTATTTGTTACAGCTATTGGTTGATCTGTTTGAGCAAGTATTGTAGTGATTTTTTTAAGGTTGGCTAACTCTTTTCGAGCAACTCTATGATAGCCTTTTGGGCTAAAGTTTCTATTACTTGGCATTTTCTGTCAATTTTGTTTGTAAATATACAAAAAATAATTGAAATTTCCAAATTAAGAAATAAATACAAAAAAAAAGGGATAGAACTTAATCTACCCCTTTAATTATTAATTTATTTTTTCTCTATTAAGAAATACCTAATGCAGTTTTAAGGTCAGTATGAACAGTACTAGCTGACTCCGCTTCAGTCTCAATTAAAACAGCTCCAAAAGAAGCTACATCTCTGTCTAAAGTAGTTGTGCTTAAGTCTTTATATGATAAAGTAATCTGTTGATACGTCTTACCAGATATTGCGTCTGGAGTGTAGTCAACTGGATAATCAGCAATTCTGTAAGATTCACCTCGATTACCTCTTAAGAACCATTCTACCTCAGCAACTTCTTTATAAGTACCAACACCTTTTGAAGGCACTGTTACTTCAGATACCGTTGTAGCACCAAATCCCTCACCAATTTTCCAAAATTTGAAAAATACTGGAGAATATTTTAATTTACCTGCTTTAAAAGGCATAATTTGACCAGTTAAAGTTACACCAGCATCAGCAGTAGCTGCAGTAGCTGCAGCAACTCTTTCAAAAGCAGTATCTACAGCAGCATAATTTGCTCCTTGATATGCATATGCGAGAGTTCCAGTATTAGTAGTAGTATTAATAGCTGTTATTTCATAACAAACATCGGTTACTGCAGTTCCTATTCTTAAATAATCACCTACAGCTAATGCTGCATTTCCAGTTGCATCATCAATATCTGTAGCAGTAAATAATTTACTACCTTTATTTAAGGTAATAGTATCAACACCTGTTCCTAATGCAAGTCCAGCACTATTAATTAAAAGATCAGCTACCACTACAGGATAAACTTCTCTAGAATTATTTGCAACTGCATTTTCTACTATACCGCCAGCAATTTCTATTTGCGTAGCAGCAGAACTTGAACGATATGCTAAAAACTTAGTGGGAAGACCTCTTCCAAAGGTTTTAGTATTATCATTCCAATTATAGTGAACAACATAATCTTCACCATTAGCAACATCTATTGATCCAGATGTTCCATTAAACCCTAGGGCTCTAACTCCTTGAGCTTCAGCTACTGGAGTTCCTACAGCGTTTTTCTGTGAAATATTACTGTAATCGATTACAGGTGATTCAATTATAGCGCCATCTACACGCTTATAAACAATTTGGAATCTTTGTCCTGCTGTTAGTGCTGTAGTTTTTGCAACCAAAGAACCTACCAAAAATACACCTATTTGTCCTGCGATAAGATCAGCTCTAGTTTCAGAACTAGTCGCTAAATCATCATCTTTACCGATAACAATGTGTGATACATTTGCTTGAGCAATCATTTTTTAAAAGTATTTAATTTAACATTAATTATTATTCGCTTCATTACTTGCGATATTATAATATTCTGGAGAACTAGCTCCAGTAATTATTTTGTAAGCTTCATCTACAATATCATCATGCAGATCTTCATGTAGAATACAGTCAGTTCCAGCAGTTATATCCATATCTGGAATATTAGAAGTATAAACTATTAGGTAATCATTTAATCCGTTAAAAAACGCTGGTATCATTTCAACTATATTATCTCCAGCTGAAATACTCCAAATAGTTTCAGAATCTGGATTTTTATATGGATTATCTATATTTGCCCAATAAAAATCATGAGTAATAGATTTAACTTTTAATAAAGCATTAATATCAGATGTTGCTGATTCAGATCTAATATACCAACAGTCGCTTGGTAATTCATATCCAATACCTTTTGGATATAAAGCACCATATGGATTTGCTAATACAGGAACACCTCTTTTAATTAAAGAAGCTAAATAACGCCTAACTCTTTCATTATAATCAAATCCACCATATTCTCTCTGAGGATCATGACTATCTATATCTTTTACAATTCTTCTTTGAGCGTTATTTAAAACATCTGACAATTGAATATCTGTATATGCTGGAGCAGATAGATCAAATAATCCATCAAACTTTAGCAATAACAATCTTTTCATTTCAACAATAGTCATTATTTATTAGATCTTTTAATTCTCTCTTCAATTAACAATCTTTCTTCCTGAAACATTGGATCACTATAATGATCTACAACACCTTGTAAACTTCTTCCTAAAAGTTTATTGCTTTCAATTTCTCTAAATTCATTTGAAGTTCTATCAATCATAATTGCCTTAGCTTCTATTGCATCAAAAACAAATATCTTTTCAGATGATTGAGGATCAGAAGCAGCAGATATAAAGTCATCTATATTTACAGCTCCTGGAGTTTTTTCTACCTGAGCTATAATTTTAGTAAGTTCTTTTTGTAAAAAGTCTTTAGTTGCTGTTTTATCTGGTTTCTTATCCATTAATCTAAGAATATCAACCATTTGCTTTTGTGATTTTTGCACTGACTGAAATAAAGTCATAGCTTTAAGCATTTTATCAGCTAACTTACTTTCTTTTTCTATAATAGCTTTTTCATCAACTATAGCCCATTTATAACTAGGTTTATCTTCTCTTTGATCCCAACTTGGAGCTATAACATCTTTATATGATTGCAATATTCTTAATCGCAATAAATGTACTGGATTGCTTAAATCTAATATAGATTCATTTTTATCAAGTTCAACCCAAGTTTTACCCCAGAATTTAGACTTTCTTTTATATAAAGACATTTCGCCTTTTTCTACACCAAGTTCTTTTTCAAAAAAATCTAACTCACCACTTTTAAATGTATTTATAAAACTTCCAGTGTCAGAATCTTGAGCTAATGTAAATCTCTCTTTACAGCCAGTATACATAAATTTACCATCATGCTTACTATCTTTAGATGCAAAAGCTTTACCTCTTACAATAGGCTTAATAGTAACTTTTTTATTTTTTAATATCTGTACCTCTTTAATTTCCTTTGTTTCCATTATATATTTTTTTTAAAGTAAGGGGGCTATTAACCCCCTTTATGTTATTTATGCACTAAGTACTGAGGGAATCCACTCACCCATCCTCATAGGGTTACGAACCATACAACCGCACCAATCTGCTTTATGAATTGTATATCCATCTACAGGAGATGCCATCATCTTAGGAGAACCTTTTGTTCCACCTGGAGAATAAGGATCTCTTAATCCTGGTAAATAGCCAAATGCTTCATCAAAGCCTTTTGCTCTAACCATTTGAATATTTGGATTTCCTTGTGCTGTACCAAAATCCATAATAGTCATTCTATGAGATTCTGCTAAACCTCCGTCTGGATGCATTAACTTGTTACGAACTTCATCATCATAAGAAGGCATGTGAATGAATTCAAATACAAGTCCGTTAATTTCTGCAAGTTTAACAAACTGAGGTCTATGGTAAGAAGCTTTACTTCCTCCAGATATACCCTCTATTCTATTAAACTGTAACGCGCTTGCTCCAGCATATTGTTCTATCGCACGTGAAATAACTTTCAATCCATGCTCACCAGTAGCAATTACAAATCGTCTTGAATCTTCTGATAATTTACCTATAGATAAACTTAATGCATAGTCAACTAAAGTCTCTATGTCAAAAACACTATAATTAAATATATTCGAAGGAGAAATTTGCTCTCTTAATCCAAGACCAGCCTTGATTTCGTAACCAGAATCACCTATGTTTCCGTAAGTACCATCTTCTCTACGGTTTGATTTTCCATAAAATAATAGTCTAGACTTCTCTCTACGGAATTCACGAAGGAATGTCCAGTCAAGTTTGTTTAACCAAGTCTTAATTTGCTTTCCTTCACTACCATTTAAACCAAAAACAACAGGGTCATTTTCACGTTTATTGATCATGTCTCCAGGAACAGTATGCTCTTTACGCATAAATGACATTCTATTAGCCATTCTGAATGGAGAAGTAAAGCTTACATCAGAACCCTTCTTAGAAAGAGTTTGTTCTGATAAAGAGTAATCTGCTGACCATCTAGTATTAGAAGCAAGTTCTTCTACTGGAATAAACATTTCATTACTACTAGTAATTAACTCTGCTTCATAAGAAAAATTAGTTCCTATTTGCTTTCCTTCAGTACGTAGTAAAATGTGGTATAAGTCAGGTTTTTCTCCTACAATAACATGTTGTTGGAAGAATAACTTCTCTGGAAAGGTCATGATAAATCTAGATCCGCCTCTACCTGGCTGACTAGCAGCTGTAAATGCTGTTCCAGTAATATCAGTTGCCTCAACAAGAGGAATGTTTTTATCTTCTGCGCCTTGAAGTAACCACTCAAATTCTCTATCATCTTCGATATACTTAGTAGGGAACTTATTCATGAAGCTAATTAAATCTTCACCAAGATCCATATACTGTAATCTAGAGATAAAATCACTTATCATGATTGGTTTCTCTCCAAATAATGCGCCAAGATGATTGGTAGTCGTAAGACCAGCCCAATCTTTTGATTCCACTCTTAGAGTTGGAATCGAACTAGGTGTTGTTGCCATTATTTATTTTTATTAAAAGGTTATTTAAAATTAAATTTTTCTATCTCTTCAAGTAAGTTTTTATTACCTGTTTTAGATTTAGGTCTACTAGGAGTCTTTCCAGTATTTCCTTTATAGTTTTGTCTTTCAATAGCTTTATCAAAAGATTTAACCGCACTATTTTTTCCAGCAGAAGACAATACTGTCCAATCTTTAAAACCTTTTGTAGTTTCAAAAAGATATGCTAACATTATATCAAACTTGTAAGGATTCTCAACTCTATATTGTGCGATTTTATTTACTGGATTACCAAACTCATCAGCTCCTACAGGAGTAGTCATAATCTTAAATAAATTATCTTTGATATTTTTATTTATTTTTATGTTTGGTATTATTTCATCAGATTTTTCAAGAGTATCCTTAAATTCGCTTAAAGATTTTTCCCTCTCTTTTTCTGCATTAACTTTATCTTGTTTAGCATTATTAACAGCTTCTTCCTCATATTCATCTTGGAATGAGATTAAATCTGTTAAAGCTTCTTTAGACTCTCCTTCAAGATTTTCAAGATCATCAGATATTTGTATTAACTTATCAATTTTTGAGTCTGGAAACTTAGTTGTATTTTTATAATAATCTCTCATTATAGCTTTCTGAAGATCTTTATTTTCAGACAACTTATCTTGATTGATTGATTTATACTCAGTTCGTTTCTCGTCTATAGATAAAAGTTTTGATAAAGGAACTCCTTCTTCATAATTATCTAATAAATGTTTTACTTCATCTGGAAGAGATTTTTTATAATACTCTATCCCTTCACTGATTTCAGTATTCATTGCTGATTTTAAACCTTCAGCACTACCATCAAATTCATCCAAATTAAAGTTGGGGAGGATGCCATCATCTACAAGCAACTTTGCATATGGAATTAAAGGAGAGGAATTGTCTTCAGTATCTTCTTCAGTATCTTCCGTTTCAGAATCAATCTCTTCTTCAGAGGTTTCTTCTTCAGAAACTGGGGCATCCTCCAATGACTCATCGTCACCTTGTAGATCAGTTTCAGAATTTTCTTCAGTTATTTCTTCTTCATTCTCTATAGTTTCAGTCTCCTCTTCTGATCCTATAGAATCTTCTAGTCCGTCGATAAACGAACCAAAGTTTAATTCTTCAAATAAATTATCTTCCTTTTCTTCCGCCATAATTATATTATTAATTATACACAAACATAATATTTTTTATTATGTTTTACAAATTTTTAGTTAAAAACTAATTTCTATTATAAACTTTACGCTACCTTGCGATACTTGTTAGCAAGTTTTTTTTACGACCTTTATCGAAATCTGTACGTCTTCCTCTTGATAAAGCACCACACTCACAACGATATAATTGGAACTTTCCAGTATTAGTATATTGGAACTTTCCAGATTCTGTTAATTTAATGCTTCCACAAGAACTACAAACTTGAGTATTTACGTCCATGTAAACTGCAATATTAGGATGAGACTTAATATATGGTCTAAGCTTTAAATAAACTTCTTCTAATACAAAGACATCTTGTTTATTGTAGGTTTCCATTTCTAGTATAGCTTCTACTTTTCCTTTTAAGCAGTCTATCCATAATTGGAATTCAGTATTTATTTTACCTTCTAATCCAAAATATTTTGCTAAAGCATCTAGCTTGTTAGAAGGAAATTTAAATACACCAGAAGCAACTTTTTTTGTATCAATAGATCTAATTGTATTGTATGGAGGTAGTCCGTTTAAAATAGCTCTTGTATTCAACATAGGCAAATCAAAGCGATCCCCATAATGAGCTACAACAATATCAGCCTGATCCATTAAGTCCCATAAACTTTTAACAATTCGATAGTCATCAACATTTAATACTTCCTCCCTGGTAATCTTATCAGAAAGAACTTCTCCGCTATATAACCATTTTGCAGACCACGTTAACATGATAGGTTCTTGCTCAACCTGATTCCACATTATATTATACTTAAATCTACCAAATGTATATGAAATTGACGGACTGGTTTCTATATCAAATATTAATATTTTAGGTAATTTGTCTTCATAATTTTTATTTAACGCTTTATTGCGTACAAAGTTTCTCGCATTATAAACTATATCTCTGGTAGTCTTCCATCTCTTAGAAAGTTTCCCAGCGCCCATATTCATATAATTAGGCTTGCTTCTAAATACTTCTACAATCTCTTCAAAACTCTTCTTCCCCATAATTTTTATTTAAATTATTTGCTAGTCGCTTTAGGTTTTGACTTAGCAATACTTTCCTTAGCCATATTAGATCTCTCAGTTTCTTTTTGAGCTCTTTGTTTTAATGATATATCTTCTGAATGTTTTCGTTCATCAAGGTTTTGTTTTTGTCTTTGTAAATCTATCTTATCTGATTCTGAAGAATCTTCTATTATAGGTTCCTCTTCATCAGATGAAGCTATTTTCTCACGCTCTATTTGAGCAGTAAGATTTGCATCAAAGTATTTAAACTCTAATTCCTTATCTTGTTTTTGAACTTCAAACTGTTGCTTGCTAGCCTCTACTTCAGATGCTTGTTTTGAAGCCTCTTGCTGTCTTTGGAATGCCATCTCTTCAGCATCATCAATAGTTCTTGCCATAGCAGTTATACTATCTTCTCTAAGAGCTTTAATCATAGCACTCATTCCTAATCCATTTTGTATTCCAGATTGAGCTAAACTTTGTATTAACTGCTTAAGCTCCATATCTTTTCTAGAATTACTAACAAACAAATCGAATTCAGTTGAAGCTATCTCTGTTGGATTAAACTCTAAAAATACTCTAGACATATCATCTAAAACATAATTAAGTTTTTTACTTTTCTCTTTTTTCCATGTATACTTAGCTGTATCTAATAAAGCATGAAGAACTCTACGCTTAGTTTCATCATGTACAAAAAACCATTTCTCAGTAATATGAGATGATTGAGCAACAGCTCTTTCTACGCCACCAACAGTTTCTCTATTTTCTATTTGACCTTGTCGCTGCTTAGTTACTCCAGCAATCTCACCCATTTGAGTTTCTATATAAGTCAACATCCCTATAATTTGCTGGACATAATTTCCTATATTAGGGTCTAAAACTTTTCCTGTTGTATTGAAGTTTCCAGATAACTTACCAGTAGAGGCTCCTTTTTTCCCTTCATTAAATGGATCTACTGGAGCCCATCCTAAAACATCAGCATAATACATCCATTTATCCATATCCCATTCATCTGGAATTTTAGATACATCTAATTCATATATAGGGCCTTTGTATTTAGCAAGAACCAATTCTAGTCTACGCATATAAACATTGTAGATATATTGATACGGTTCCATTCTAGACATTAAAGACTTACCATAATCCGTCCCAACATAACCAAGAAAGCATTTAGATATATTATCAAAATGTCTCATTTGAACTTCTCTAGGTTGCATTTTAATATAAATATCTTTACCAATCAAAGTTCCTTCCATGGCTTCATTAATCCAAAGCCACTTTATTGTTTCACCTAAATCTTTATTTATCTTATAATCCTCTGGAACATATTCAGTCTGCTCATTTCCTTCTTCATCAAAGAATGTTAGCATTCCAATTTTTCTTCTTCCTCTCCATCTCATTCTAACAACCCTAACGTTACCATATGTATCATACGGTAATGAAAACATATTGTAGGTTTCTGTCATTCCATCTAATGCAGCAAATCCTTCTCCATGTCCTCCCGGATTTAAATTAGAATGTATTTGAGGATAAGTATGTCCATATTCTAACACTCCACCTTTTGGATTAGAAGTATCATTTCTAGACTCTTCTAACTGGTTTATTTCTGTCTCCTTTAAATCATTATAAAATTCATCAACGACTCCACCTATTGGCTCGTAATTAATTTCCATTATGATATCGGAATCTTCTAATTTTTCAGAATCACCTCTTCTTAATGTAAAAACTCGTCTAGGATCTGATTTAATTACTCTAGGCTCTCCGCCAACAGAATCTATTCTGTATACCTCTTGACCCATAACTAAAGCATTCCTATATCCTCTATTGAATTTATCTTGAAGATCTTGCTCTCTAAATAGATATTCTAATATTCTTGTGGCAGTTAATTCATTAACATCTTTCCATTCATACTTAGCATACTTAGAAAACTTTTCTATTCTAGTCTGAGCATCTTGTTCATCAAAAGATTCATTCATTAATTCATCAGTAAGAATATCCATCAGCATCTTTTGAAGCTGTGTTTGATGATCAGAATAAGCGTTATCATTTCTACTCCTTATTACAAAATCATACCTTCTTTTTAATTCTTCTCCTTGAAGTAAATCTATTTTAGGAACAGCTAAAGGATAGTTTTTTAAAGATGATGGGAATGCAGCATATTCTATATCTAAAGGATTAAATACTTTTTCTATTTCATTCTCATCAATTATATCATTATCAAGATCTTCATATATAGCCATTTTATGCTTATTCTTTCCTTGATCTAAAAATGCTAAATCAAGCCCAGAATCAATACATTCTTTATACCAATCTTCAGTTTTTTCTTTATCTAATTTATTTTGTACTGGGAAATATCCCATTGATCCAGTGCTGCTATTTCCTATCATTTGTATATGTAGATTTGACGTAAATATAGTGAAAAATTATGTAACATCCAAATAAGTAATTCATTAAGAACAATTGTTATAAACTTTATCTAGCTGAAGTATTATATATATCTTTTTTAAAAGCCCTATCCCAAAACGGATCTGAAGCCTTAGTGGTAACTCTTTTATTAATAGCTATGTCAGTTGCTCTTGCTCTATCCTCTTTAAGGATCATTAACATATTCATTGCAGAGACCCTATCACAGTTGATGTCCTTGTCGAAAGCAATCCATTCTTTTATAAGACCAGGAGATTCTACTGTATCTAAATTCATTGATCCATTATCAGTATTATATGCCTCTCCATCCATCCAACTAACCTGTAATCCTAAACCATAATTTATTATCTCATTATTTGTCCTTGTACCTAATGCCTTATTACCTATTGTTGATCCTTTTAATAAGTTTTGATCCTTTAATATATCTGGAGTTTCAGCAAGTAAGTGTAATGAGTTTTTGTTTTTAAAGTATCCATATGGCCCTTTTATATTATTTTCATAATTACATATTGCATTATAAAACAACAATAACCTTCTAACTTGTTCGTAATAATCTTCAGCTATTCTAGTTCTACCAGTATACTCAGCAACTATTCTATTAGTCCATAAGTCCATTATAAATACTGATTGCAAAGATTGAGTAATATCATCATTACCATCTACATCAACAGGGTCCCATCCAGCAATATATTTACCCCAAGGAATGTTTCCATTATGATCTTTTTTTGGTAATTCAAATAACTCTATAGCAGAATCTAAATCAATACCTCTTCTTACTGGGTATTCTCTAATAACTCCTTTAGTTGTTGTAGTTAATTGAGGCTTTCCTTCTATTAAGTTAAATCTTACTTTGTATGTTGAATTAAGTATTGTTCTATTTGATTCTAATGTTGCTAATCTAGCATTTAAATCTTCAATAGGAAATATACCACCTTCAGTAGTAAGAAATATTTCAGATGGAACTAATGGAGCATTAATCCTTTCAGTAATATATCTAAGTTTAGAGTTTGATTCTTTAGCTTTAGCTCTATTACCTTCAATAAACTTTAAAGATTTCTCATCATTAGTGATGTAATTATCAGTCTCTTTAAACTTATTTAAAGTTTTTATTGCTGGTAAAAAGAAACCTATTTTACCTTTATTTTCCCATTTATCATCAAACGCTAAACAATTGTAATCTTCAGGATTATAGAAAACTTCTTTAGCATATAGTGCAGCTCCAGCTTTTGTTAAACCTCCAGTTCCTAATCCATATATAACTAAGTTTCTAAATTCAGAAGATTGTTGAGTAGATTCTAAAGCTCCCCATACTTCTATAATACTAGATAGGAATCCAACTTCTTCAAGGAAAGCCCTATTAGGTCTAGTACCATTGGCAGCTAATGGATCATCTGCAAAAGTACGATGATGAATAACTGATTTACTCTTTGCAGAATAGAAGTCCTTACCAGATGCCATTGATCCAGTAAATGTTTTATACAGTGGAGACTCAAATACCTCTCCATTAATCTCTTGTCTTCCAGGAAGATTCTCAAACGCTACTTTAGACTTACTTAATAAATCACTTGAGAACTTTGCTTCAACAGCTCCTACAACAGTGTCTGATCTAAGAGTTTCTCCTTTAGATATTTTATCTAGATAATAATCATAATCAGTTGCTCCATCAAATAAGAAGTTGTGATTTATTAATCCTGAGCTCCAGAAAGATTTTCCTCCGCCGCGACTGTTATGCACTGTAACACAGTTACTTAGGAGAAATAAATTATCACCATCAACCTCTATTCCATAAAACACATCTATTTTTTTAGGTATGATTTCAAAAGATGAGTGCTTTACATTAATTCTTCTGTCTACAAATTTAGCTTTTTTTCTTTTATATTTACAGGGGATGTTCCAAATATTTCCGCTTATTATAACCTTATATGTGTCAGAATATCCAGCTCTAACTCTTTTGGTTATATTAGAATAAAACCCGCAAGTCCTAGCCACAAAGCAAATATCGTCTGCTAATTTTTTATTTAACCCAGCATATATATCATAAGAATTGGCTTTTTTATCATAACAGCCATCACCATCAATAATACCCGCTAGAAGCTGTAGTCTTTGCTCTAGTGATGCAGTTTTTATATATTGAGGTATATGCTTATTATACAGCATTGGTTTTATAATTTCATATATCTCAGGGTTTTTATCTTTAAGCCATTTAATCTCAAAAGCTTGCTGCCTGTTACCAACAGCATCATGTGTTCTTATAACTCTATTTCCTAAAGTTAAATTATCAATAGACTCTTTATCTACAGATTTTATAGAGACTGTATTAGATCGACCATCAGCCAACCAATATCCTATAAAATAAGGATCTATAGGTATAGTAGTTTCGCCTTCAAAATTTAACTTCGATCCTTGATATAAATAAAATCTATCTGTAAAAGAAGATTGAGACTGTTTTTCTAATAATTCACCTAAAGAAATACTATCGTAAGATGTTTTATATATTCCAGGCTCTCTAACACCATCTACGTATTTTCCATTTAAGCGTTCTCGTTTAAACAAAGCTATTTGATGTTTAGAATTACAAATGTATGAATCAAATCTTTTAGACTTAATTTCATACATGTCATCAACCCCGTTATGTGTCGCTAAGACATTTCTTGGTTTAGAATCTGGCCCCATCACTCTATCCCCAATCTTTATATCTTCAATATATTTAATAGATCCATTAGCCATCATAACTTCAGTGCTCTTAGTAAAACACTCTAAATCTATAACATTTTTAGCTTGATTGTTATATAATGGTTTTCCTAAATCAATAAAATGATTTTTTCTTAAATATTCTCTAGCAGATACATATATTTTACTATCTAACTCCTCTTGAGTAATCCATTCAAACTCTAATGCTTGCTGCTTCTCAGGTCCATATTGACGATTACAAGTATATTTCTCGTCACCAGAAAATCCACTAAAACCACAAGCCTCTTCATATATATAAGCTTTTTCCCATTCGATATCTCTAAGCCACGGACGACCAAGTAATCTACCTTGAGCTTCTTTACTCTCTACAGAAATAGTATGAAAATTAGTATAGTAATAAAGCGTCCCAGGCATCCATTTACCAGAAAACCATTTCCCTTCTATACATGCTCGCTTTTGTGATCTCCACCAATCTAGATAATCATATCTCTGTGAAATAGGATGAAAGTTAGGAACCTCATTTATGAGAAAGTTAGAATTGTTTATTATCATCCTAAATCAATATTTTTCTCTGTAGTTAACTCATCTACATTACACCATGTCTCACTATCTTTTGTCCATATAACTAAATACTTATACTCATCATATCTAAATGAATATGAAACATCAAATATAAAACCTTTAGGACTATCTAGCATTATATGGTATATCTTATCTCCTATATTATATTTTTGTGTGCTTGCCATTATTTATTTTTGTTTTCATAATTATTTTTAAACTCTTCAAATGTTATATGCCTACTAGTACGCCACCATCTTAAATGAAGCCATTCATTATAATCAATCCACATATTAGATTTCTCCTGAGTCTGAAAGACTAAGGTTTTTCCCTCCCTTACCCTTTGCTGTTTCTTCTTCATTTAATTCCTTTTTAATTTTAACATAATCAGCATACATCTTACCAGTATTACTAGCTATCTTATCTAATTGATCAGCAGTGCCCTTCTGAAGTTTACCAAAGTCATCATATGTATCTAAAGTATATTCTTGAGCCTTAATAAATATGTCTCTCTTCCTCATAAACTCATCCCATGCTACAGCAGATTTCTCTGCTTGACTCAAACAGCTACTAGTAAATAGTTCTACATGATCATTATAATCTTCTAACTTAAATGACTTATCTTTTACCATATCAAAAACTCTTTCTTCCTTATCTGGCAATCCATATAAGTCAGATTTTGGATGGTAACATAAAGATATAGCCCACATTATATTTGAACTAGTCTTCTTGCCTCTAGATTTATCAGAGTTAAATAACTCTTTAAATGGGCTAACTATCTTAAATTGAGGATTGTATTCCCAAAATATATTGGTTACATTAAAATTTTCAGTTATGTTATTCATTAAGATTTCTGTTATGCCTAAATACTTTATTTTTAAGGAAAACAATTTTCCTTTCCGTTATATGAAACGTTCCTAAATACTTCAATAATATATTACTAAAAGTACTAGGCTCATCCTTACTGCCTTTCTCTATTTCCTTTCTAAGGTATTTAAATTGAGAGTATACTATTTCTCTAGTCTCCTCAAATGATAACTCTTGACTTTCTGCTACATCCTTAATTAGCTTGCGGAGTTGTTTCTGTATTAACATCTTGGTTAAATGACATTTTAATGCTTAACTCTAATTTATTATAATCTATATCTATACTATAAGAAAACTCATCTCCTCTAATTTCTTTAAAGCCTTTTAATATCTTTTCGAACTTACCATAAATTCTATCTACTTCATTTAGGCTTTCTAACTGTATAACTTCTTCTGTTGAGTAATTCATTATAATTTAAAATTAAATTCTAGTTTAAATTCTTTATCAAAATATAGACTAGACAGTAACGAAACTAATTCATTATCCTCATTAACTAAACCTTTTTTTCTTATTCCAGATAAATTATTATTAAATATATCTTCTGATATATTAATAGAAGACCTCATCTCTTTTCTAATCTCTTTACTAAAGATTATTAAAGATCTGGTTTTAGGATCTATTGATTTATATTTATTATTCTGAAATAATATTTGACTTAAAACATCCAACTCTCTGGTTCTTAATAAATTGAATGGTGGTAAACTTCTGAATAGTTCTAAAAACTGTCTATAAAATTTACCTTCGGTTGTCTTAATCGGTATCTTTATCATCATTTACTTTATTTGATAATATCCAAAATAACTTTAATGCTTCTATTCTTTTCAATTCAAGAAGTTGTCTTCCAGATACTAACGGCGTGTCTTTTGTTTTAATAAACTCATCATCTCCTAAATACTTTAATCCTTCACCGTATTTATTAAAATACTCAGAACCAATAACAAATTCATCAGATTCCTTTAAAGGAATGCTATTTTTAATAAATAATACTCTGTCTTCCATTATGCTTTCTCTATTTTATAAATATTATCATCATTTTCTATATCAACTTCTCCAGATAAATATTGCTTA